GCGCCCGTCGAACTCAGCGTCCCGGTTACTGCTAGGCCGGTGGTGGAGAATACGCCCACGTTGCTGCCAGAGTTACGAATCTCAAGATTGCCCGTCACCGCGTTATCGCGACGGATGCGCCAATTCTGTGTGAACGTGATGCCGTTGTCGCCGCCGCTAAAACCTGCGGTAATCTCACCTGTAGCACTCACCGTAGTAAACGCACCCGCAGCAGGAGTCGTTGCACCAACAGTTCCATTGATGTTGATTGAGGCTGTGCCGGTTAGATTGGTTACTGTGCCGGATGTCGGAGTTCCAAGCGCGCCGTTAAACAACACCATCGCGCCAGCGGAGCCTGTATTAACGCCCAGAGCAGTAGCTACGCCCGTCCCCAGCCCTGAAACACCGCTAGAGATTGGAAGCCCGGTTGCGTTGGTAAGGGTCGCGGAGGCGGGGGTGCCTAAAACGGGAGCAGTCAGCGTCAATGCTGTGCCGTTCGTTGTAGCGCCAGTAATACCAGCCAGAACGCCAGCGTTGTTATACTGAACCTGAGTAGTAGAACCACCCGCTGGCCCAGAAGTAGCACCCGCCAATAGTGTAACTACACCTGAACTATTCTTGTAATATAGTTTGCCATCGTTGGTGTTAAGTGCCAATTCACCAGCGACTAGGTTGCCAGCCGATGGGACAGCCGCGCTGGTTGCTGAAAAATACAGAGATATGGGGGTGAAGCCGCTTTGTGCCATGATGGTTCCTTAAAATGTTCCGCCTGAAATGCCTGACCAAACAGGAGCAGATGCACCAGCAGATGTTAATACTTGTCCAGCAGTTCCTGCCGCAGTATATGCGTGAGCCGTTCCAGTTCCGTAACCAGCACCACCAGCAGTTGCTGTAGCCGTGGAGTTAGTCCCGCCATTAGCGACAGCCAAGGTTCCCGCAACAGTCACCGCGCCCGTAGTCGTCGTTGCTGGAGTCAGCCCCGTTGTGCCAAAAGTAATAGAACTCACGCCAGAGCCAGCACCTGAGAACTGCGCCCAAGTTATTGCGGTGGTGCCTAAAGTCCCTCCGGCGTTACTTGTGCATACCCAACCCGTGTCGGCCTGCGTGGTGCCATCCTCAACGAAGACGTAGGCTCCGGGGACTTGCGCCCAAGTGTTCATGTCCGTGGTTCTTGTCCACGCACCAGACGCACAAAGGTAGAGACCGTTGTTTTGGGACAGGGTTTGGTTCTTGACTAGCACACGGTCAGCCGCAACGATTGATATGCCGTCAATCGTCTGCGCTCCAGACAATGTAATGTCCACAGTCGTCGCCGCTACAACAGAGGCTTTAGTGTCTAATCCTTGCGCTACGGTATCGACATAACTTTTGTTGGCAATGTCCGTAGATGCGGAAGGAGTTGTGGAGATAGTCCCTGCCGTCACAACAAGGCTTGCAATCGTGCCAAGGCTGGTCAACGAGGAAGCTGTAACTCCAGAGGCCAAGGTAGAGCCGGAAAGGGTGCCTGCTGGCGCAACGACTGCCGCTGTAGTGATACTGGTTGTTAAGCCTTTGGCGTTGATGGTAATTACAGGAATTGCTGTGCTAGACCCTGTAGAGCCTGCCGAAGCAACTGTGGCAAGGGTAGTTGCGTTCCCTACGGATGTCACATCACCCGTCAAATTAGCGTTTGTTGTGACAGTTCCCGCCGTCAGTCCTGCCGCAGTTCCTGTTATATTCGTCCCCACTAAAGCACTTGGAGTTCCGAGATCAGGAGTTACTAAGACAGGGGAGTTTGAAAGCACTACATTCGTTGTACCAGTGCTTGTAGTAACCCCAGTCCCCCCGCTGGCTACCGCCAATGTTCCTGCAACTGTAACAGCGCCTGTAGTCGATGTAGCTGGGGTCAGGCCAGTTGAGCCAAAAGATATTGCGCTTACACCCGCCCCGCTGACAATTGAACCCCACGCGTTGTTAGCGTAACCCTCAAATGACGCCGCAGTAGTGTTATAACGCAATGTGCCGTTAGTACTAGCCCCGCGCTGTCCAGTAGTCCCAGCAGGAATAACAATGCCGCCTGAACCGGGAACTGTAGGATCGCTGGAAATTGCTATAACGGGCGAATTGACAAAGTTTCCGTCTGTAATATCAATCTGGCTTGAAGTCCCAAGTATTGTCCGTGTTGCAATGGTTGAACTGTTAAGCGCCAATACCCCAGTTCCCGTCGCCCCAGCAACCGCCAACGCAACGCCAGTCAACGCAAACGTGGGATTACCAGCCACTCCGTCGCCGTTGGTTACTGAGATTCCTGCGGTAGTAGACGACATCGTCCTACCAGCAACCGTGTTACTTGCGGTCTTGGCAATCATGCCCGTACCAGCCGCCTCAAGGCTCCCAGAGGCCGCGTTGAGGGTTACCTGTAGGGTTGACTGCGCCCCGCCATCCGTAAGCCCTACACCCGTCCCACCGGACAACCTACGGCTATTTGCTAACGTAGATTCCTGATTTAACGTCAGGAAAGTCTGCGTCTGAACCGGCGATCCAGCAAGCGCGGCTGTCGTTGTCTGGACAGTCACCCCGTTCTGCACAACAGGGACTAATTCTGCGCCTGTAATAGCTCCCGCAGAGGGCAACTGCGTAATCGTTACATTAGCCATATCACGGACTCAAGTTATCAAGGTTGCCATTCGTAGAAGGCGTGTCTTGATTGTTTTCGGGGGATATCTCGTAATTTTGATACGGCCCCGTAATAAGCGCGTCTGGGTCAACAGCAACACTGACATCCGGTCGAGGAAAACGAATAGTGATTCTTTCGGTCTGCCTTGCCGGTAGACGATACGGGTCTTTCTGATCAGCACAACCTTGCCCACAAACTAGCAAGCCGGGGAAGTTAGGATCAGGACGAGCTTCAGCGTGCGGCCTCTTCATCTTGCAACGATCACAGATGAATATCGCAATATCAGACAAGCCAATGGTATCGAGGAATCTTGGCACTATCGTGTGTAAACCGAAATATTCGGGGCAAAATATATGGGCGACTTATCGCGCTCTTCCAACTCTGCTTCAGTCAGATACTGTGTAGCCATCTTCTCCAGATAAGCAATTCTCTCTGGAGGCACTTGAGGCAATTCTAAAGACATACGATGAGACAGCATCATCACCACAGCCTCATACCACCGCTGCGGGATTTCCAATTGATCTTGAAGGTCGCCTACGTCTTGAATCTGGCGCGAATACCATACGGTCATCTGCACAAACGGATCGGACGGAGTAGGCCACAGCGACATCGTTGGCTGCGAAATTAAACGATTAAACCAAAACTGAAATGGTTGGTTAGCTGTAAAGTTCTTGTTAGGCAGATTCGTATAATCGTCCCGGTTCAGCCTAGCCATCGTAATTTCTGTGCTGTTGTTACCCACATAGAACTCACGCAGAGCTAATGTTGAGTTACCAGAAATACGTATACGGTAGTAAGCAACCGATTGACCGGGGTCAATATCAGTCCATATCCACTGGTTGTCAGTAACAGTAATGGAGCCGAGACTTTCCAGCGTAGACCAAGTGGTGTTGTCTGTTGAATACTCTAACGTGATTATCCAAGTTGCAGAGCCACCGCTTCCTACATAGGGCAAGAACCCTATAGAACCCGCGTAAACTAAATTAGTTGATCCGTAATTAACGGCAATGTTTCCATTATCTGAGGTCTGTTGGCAGAAGGTATCAACGTCACCATCATATACATTTGCTACTACCCCACCGGCTGAAGATGTGTATGAACCGCTAGGACGACTCATTGTCCTGTAGAGCGCATTCAGAACGTCTATGGTGCCTTCAGGCATGGCATAGGTATACTGGTTGGCATTCATACCGAATACCTTTTTACTTATTGCCCAGTAGTTGATACCAATATTAGCAAGGTGGGACAGCAGGAAGAACAGGCTTTCCCTAGCTGAAGTCTGTTGCTCTGAAGTCAGTTCTTCCGCGAGTTTCCCGCAACGTCGCGCACCGTGATCGATGAATTGCTGAACGTCAATTACGGTTTGACCGACAGTCCCTGATGTTGCCATGTTTTCATTCCTTTACCAGCCCGGACAATTCCATCGTTTTAACGAGGCTTTTGCCCTCGGTGCGTCGCCTGCTGCGTGCTTGACGACCCCCGACATCCGGGCGCAGAATGAATCTTTACGAGAACCGCCTTGCGGCTGTGGTGCCTTTAGATGGCTACCAGTCTCTCGATTATACTTGTCGCGGCCTTTCTGCGTAAGACCGGCACCACGATCTACCGACAGCTTCTCTCCCCTACCTACAGAAAGAGAAACTCCGCCACTTTTTAATTTGGCAGTTTTTGCTGACTCGCGGAAGGCTTCAGCAGTTGGCGCACCCTTGCTACCCACTCGACGCATTTTTTCGTTAGAGCCTTCAGAAATCCGCTCACGTTTTGCATTGATGTTTTCATACAAGCCGCCCCCCTTGAACTTCTTGCCCTCATCTGCGCTGGCAAACTCTTTTCCTACTTTCGTAGGGATGCCCACCTTCTTAGCAAACGCAGGGTTATGTGCAACTGCCGCCATCAAGCAATGCTGAGAAGGTGATTTGCTTGGCATTACGCATACCCCTTAACCATCTCCAAAATGCACCAGTAAGTATCACCAGAAGATGCGTCAGAAGTGCTAAACACAATGTCACCAGTAACGCCAGCGCCAGCGTTGTTTGTAATACCGCCAAAAGCACTCATGTCAAGCGTTTGCGTAGCGCCAGAAGACGATAGAAAAAACGGCACATCTGTTGTGGCTTCCCAAAGCATTCTTACTTCCATGCCGTGATTAGCCATATAAATTTTGGTGACCGTAACTCTGTCACACTCTGCGCCTGATGCGCTTGGCGTTAGTGCAGAAACATCAACCTTCAAAACCGCAGACTCACCAGTGCCGTCACTGATGTTTGTAAATTTCATAATGACCGTTCGCTCGCCATCAATAAGCGTCTGGCTTGTGACTGTATCAGCCATATTTATCTCCTAAAAAGCAGGGGCCGAAGCCCCCGCCTTATTTCAGCAATTAGCCATTCCGCCGCTGCGCTGTTTAGCAGGAACAACAGTCGTAGACTCCTTGGTCTTTGTTACCGCACCGGGAGCATCAGAAGAACCAAAAAAACTTCTAATTTTTTTCACAAGAGGACGGATGAAGGGCATGGGATTCATGACTTCACGGTCAGCAAGATTTTCAGCTTTCTGGTTGGTGTAGGTGCCTTCGTGACCTTTAGTCTCTTTATAAGACTGTGCGTCACCACCACCATTTAACTTCTTTACGCCCCCACCCTTTTTAAAAGTTCCTGCCAAAAGATTAGTAGCAACAGGAGGAGTCGGCTTCTTATGACCCTGCGGCATACTGACGGCGCGTCCGCTATCTACGCGGCCACCGTCAGCAAACTTTTTTGCTGCACCACCTTTCTTGTATCCGCCTTGACCATTAACTACGCCACCAGTTTCGTAGCCTTCCATCATGCCGCCGCCCATCATTTTCTTCAGAAACGCAGGCTTCCCGCCCTTCATCGGCATACCACCTTTCTTGTAGCCACCGGCATTACCAAGGGCAACGCCACCAGTAGCCATGCCACCCTTCTTAAGACCCGCATGAGCCTTAGAAGCAGGCTTTCCTTCGTGAGCTTTCAACTCTTTGCCTATGCCTTTGATGCCCTTCATTTCTTCTTTGTGCATCGCTGGCGTTTCTACTTCACCGGCTTTGCCACCCTTCTTCATGGTGGGGAGTCCGCCCATAGGTGCGGCAGCAGCAGGACGATTTTTCATCATCGCGGCCATCGCCATCATTTTTCGACGTTCCGCCATTGACGGACGACGCGGCGAACCTATTGACGGGCCACCAACAACAGGCGGACGAATCATAGGGGGAGTATTCATCGCCCCCATATCACCCATCGGCCCGCCATCCATCTTCTTCATGGGCGAATGACCGTTACCGCCCTTTTTCATATTTACATGACCACCTTTCTTGAGCTTCAAAACGACTGAAGGCTCAGTGGTCTCCATCTTCACCATCGGCTTAAATTGTCCCATGTTGTTCTCCTTAAACCTGCGTTACGCCGAGAGCGCCGATTCGGGTTGAGTTCGGGCCGCAACCAATAGCGGGTATAGCAACCGCCATAACCAAACGCTTTATGCCGTTGCTTGCGGAGGAAGGAACATAAGTCCCGCGAACATCGCCAGTAGTAGCCGTTGCTGTAGCGGTCTGGTCTGCAACAACAGCAGTTCCAGCATCTTTTGCAAGCGTTGTATTCCAACCGGCATTTACGATGTAGCCAATGTCAGTGAAGCGAACCGGGCAACCAAGAACGTCAGTAGTCCCTACAGTCAAAGCAGTAGTCGAACCACCGCCCGCGCCGGTTACAGAGACAATCTGCCAGAAGGCTTTTTTACCACTCGTCGTTGCGCTGGCTACGCTTGTAATCGTCTCAGTCATCGCCTGACCGTAGATGTCATATCCAGCAACGGTGTACGCCCTAGCGGTTCCGGCTGCTGCCAGAGTTACTGAAACGCCGCGCGGGACATCCAGTTGATTGACGCTAGTCCCATCTGCGCGGGTCACGTAACGCACCCCAAGCAGGCTGGTCGTCAGCAGCGTCAAAGCACCAGCAGCAGCAGGAGTTTGTGACGCGCAAAGGTTCGCAGCATTCAAAACAACCGGAACAGTATCCCAGATATAAACTCGACCCAGAGGGCCAACACCCAAGTCCATCGGAGCAGAGTTTTGCAAATCGCCTTCAAAACCAGCAACTATCGTGGTCGAAGACACAGTAACCGAAGTGTTCACTGTATACGTGCCAGTCCCACCAGTGCCGGTATCAAAAGCAGTAATAAAGGTTCCTGCCGTGACACCAGTCCCGCCCAACATCATGCCAACCTGAAGCGTTACGTTATTGAGCAACGCCGTGACAGTGAGTACGGTAGTAGCTTGTGATGCAGTAACCGTAGCAATAGTTTGTGATTTCGCAAGACCCATAAAGGTCTGTGCGCTTCCTAGAAATACGTCATCTGAATATTGAGGCATGGTCTGCTCCTTGAAAAGTTTGACCAAACATTGAAAAAAAGGGGGGACAGGTTAGATTTCCCGCCCCCCCCAACAGCTAAACGCCAGCAGTCCCGTAGAGAGTACGGGGGTCAGTCCAACCAACCGTGTAACGCTCGGTAGCTTTGTAACGCATCGAATCCGTCTCAAAGTCACCTTCCATAGTCTTCTCAAGACCACGGCGCATCAACAGCTTGGCACCTTCCGGCGCATCCGTCTGCACCCACCATGCCGAAGCATTGGTAAGGCGCGACAGCACCGCAGCGCCTTCGTCCAGCAGGCCAATCGACTTAATCGGATTCAAGTCGTTGTTGGCAGTGCCAGTGCGAAGAACGCTCTTCAGCAGAACCTCTGCTTGGAAGACATTGCCCGGAGCCACCACCAATTGACGAGCAACAAGACGAATCTTCTTGCCGTTGTTGTCAACTGCTTGGCGAATCTGAATCAGCATCTGTTCCAGAGAAGTCTGCGAAAGGTTTGCCGCTGTGGTCAGTTGGTTGCTAAACGTGCCGCTCACAATCGGATGTGAAGCCGAAGTAAGAGATACGCCATCACCACCGACATACGAGCTATTGAACGCACGATTAAGCACGTTCGCAGACAGCGTTTCCTTGGTCTCAATCAGAGATTGAGCAAGGTGCTTGGCATACACTTGACCGATACGGATATGGTCACCATCTTCCACCAGAACTTTCGTCAGCGCAAAAGCAAGTCCATACACGTTGTAGACGTAACGCTGGAGGAACAGCACACCACCTTGCTGGTACGTTACCGGCGTGCCGTCAGGCAGTTGCGGTGCCGCGCCAAAGCCATACAGAACCGGCTCTTCGTGGTAGTTGCGGGGAATGCCTTGCTGTTCGCGGAAAACACGCGACCATTCGTCGGCACGTTGATCATAGACTCCATCAAAACATTCATTGAGAATAGGCTCAACGATGCTTCTAAAGTCCGTACTCCTCATTGGTGCGGCCATGATTGGACTCCTTTAGATGGCGTTAATGGTTGCCACGAATTGGCTGCGGCTTACTTGCACGCGGACAATCGGGAATGCGTCTCCCCATGCATTATCTGCATAAGGGGCTATGTCAAGGATTCGGAAATCCCCAACGGCAGAACTACCTGCAAGCGTTGCTGACAGAGTGGAAGCAGACAGGCCAGTGGTGGTGCTACCGGCAGTTGCGTTGCTCATGTTAGCCTGATCGCCAATCGAAGTTTGAGCCAGAGTAGCATCGACTTGAACTTCGTACACGATCAGCGGATCGCTATAGTAATAAGCGATACACGAACCGGTTTGGAAAGCAGTGCTGGCAGGCCATTGGTTGTTGATCTGACGACGACCAGATGCATCGGTATATTCAACGCCAGCAAATACGCCTTGAAAGGCGCTGCCAGCAGTTGCAATAATCAACACACCACTCGAATTGAGTGCAACCGGCTGATTCTTCAAAATTCCAGTGGAATAACCACTAGCAATACCGTTGGCAAGCGCGATAGCTCGATCCAGTCCCGAAGGATGGAAGACAGGGCGAAAACCAAACGGAGCAGATGTAGCGGACATATCTTTACTCCTAATTTATTGAATTGCCAGCATCAAAAAATCGGTGCTGGAACTGGTTTGTCAATGAGGTGCATTCCTTCGCCTTCTACCGAACCCAGACGTTTGCCTGAGCTATCATTGCCCTGTAGTTGCTCTGCTTGAATGCGGATTTTTTCCGCGTCTTCCATAGGAGCATCATGGTGCATTGCTGTCATCACTTCTTGATAAATATCCATCGGAAGCTTGTACAGAAGCATTTCATTGCAAGCGATATAACCATCGTGTTCGCCAGACTTTACGCGGTAATTTTCGTAATTAGGTATCTCATCTGATCTAACAGGTACATACCCCAACCGAATCCGCTTATCTATACTGTCGTAACCATTGGTCGTCGATAACCAGCAAAAGTGCCATCCCGGTATTTCTGGGACAGATGGTAAAGCACTTTGTGTCCATTCATCCTTCCACATCTTTCGACGCTGTTCAGATGATACGAACTTCTCCTCCGGTGCCTCACGAACCGAATCATGAATAGCGCGGCTTTCGCGCCCACCAGCAGTCAAACTTTTCTTTAGACGAGAATCCATATATTAACTCCTTGAGCGTTCGTTAGCGTATCGTTTAATCATCTTGGCGCGAAGTGTGGGGTTTTCCCACATTCCGGCATCTTTCATGGCGCGGACTTGATCCGCTGACAACGTAAAGCTATTACGCCCCCCACTACTTGATGCACTTTCACGCCCCGATCCGGTAACGGCACTCCTTGGTCGTCTAACATAAGATTTCTCGTCAGCGTTGCTAGTATACCGATGCGGTAACTTATTTTGCAAGCGATTGTCAAGTTCTTCCCAATATTCTGCGGAACGAGGGTCAAAACCATCAGAAACTAGGCTCTCGTCTACCACCTTGGCGATCTTGGAATCGACATCCTTGGCCTGCGGGTCATACCAGTTATTCCGCTCCATCCAGTCCGCCGCATTACGCTGGACAGCCATATCAGGAGCAATCGCCTGTTGTTTTGGTGGCTGAGACGCCTGCCGTCGCATGTTTTCCAACGCCTCAACCTTCTGACGGGCGTCGTACCACATCTCCTGAGCATTCGCCATCGCCTCGCCATCGTTAGCGGAAGCAGACTCCGCCATCTTCATCTTGGCGTATTGCAGCCGAACTTGATGGTCTTCGATAGCCTTATCAACCCTAGCTAACTCAGAACCGTGAGTCTTACGCTCTACCGTCGATAAACGGGTCATCAAGTCCTGATTTTGACGAACCAACTGGTTGTAGCGCAGGTCTTTCTCGACTTGCTGCTGCCGATGATAGACTTTCTTTGCTTTACGCTTTTCGCGCCGCACAGAGCGGATTGCCTCTGTATCGTCAGGATGGTCGTCGCCACCGTCGTCGGGGACTTGCCCACCTTCCGCCTTCTGTACCGGCCTAACGCCCTCTACGGCCTCTTCTGGCTCGTCCTGAGAGGCTTCCATGCCCTCAACGGTAACGCTGCCGTCCTGCTGCTCCTGAACGATCAACTTCTCGTCTTCTACAGGCTTCTCAATTTGCTCGCTCATACGAATGCCCTCACAGCGAGAGGATTGCCCGTAATCTTGGCGACAATCTCATGGTCATTGAGGATCAGGAATTCCACCCTGTCTTCGTCATCCTGAGCATCCGGCATCCCAACTTCCCAACGGTCACCCGTCCACTTCGGAACGCGCAGGAAGTCCCCCATCTCGCACCATGAGCCTTCAGGCCACGATTCCATCGTATCGCGCTTCTTAAACGCAAGCGGGCCAAGCCCAACAACCTTGCCAACACAGTTCTGCGCCTTTTCCGTGTCTGTCGTTTCCCGCACCAGCAGAATGCCTGAAGAGGTCATCTTCTTCTTTGCCTTACGCAACTGAACAAGAACTCGCGCACCTAGCGGCGTGGCTCCTGCATCTATTACCGGGAAAGCGTCTATTAAATCAGCTTCGTAAGAAGCGTCATTTGTTTTTATCATCATCATCTTCCTTTAGTAAGTTTTCAAGGATCATAAGAGCTTCTCCAAGCCCTGTATGATGACCAACCAAGTGCTTATAAGACTCGTAATTAACTGCTTTTCCAGCAGTCAGCGAAGAGGCAATTTCAGCCTGCCGAGTCTTAACGGCACTAATAAAATCTTCTACATACCTCATTATTTTTTCTTAGCTTGGGCGAGACCTCCTTGCTTTGTTTGTTTTGCCGCACTCGGCTTGGTCACATCACAACCTTGCGCTAGACGTTTGTGCTGCGGTACTAAATTGCTTTGCTGCTCTTTGTCGCTAGTAGCCATGTCATGCTCCTTAATTTAAACTGCGCTGCACTTCGTTTTGAAGTCTGATTGCCGACTCCGCCTGCTCCTTCTTCAATCTTGCCGTTTCCACGGTCAAGTCCAAAGTCTTCATACGCTCTTGCGTTAGCAGCTTCTCGGTGTTCTGAGCCGCGTCAAACTGCTGCTTCTTATCCTGCGCCGCTGCATCCTGCTGCAACTGGGCTTGCTTCAACTGGATATCAGCTTGATCCTTTGCCGCTCTCCGTTGAGTTTCAGCCATAGAAGCCTGCAAGATTGCTTGTGATTCCGCGTCCATAGGAGGCTTCGGTTTGTATTTCTGAGCTTCCTGCACCATCTGCTGAATAACCTGCATGTAAGGAGCCAGAACCTCTTTGGAATCCAACGCGACATGCTGAGTAGCCACGGCAACTACGCGGTCAATATCAGCAGCCAACTTGCTATCCTCGTACTTCTCTTTATCGAGGCCAGCAGGCTTCAGGGCATACTGCCTTACGGACTGGGTATACCAGAGCATCAGGTGCTGCTTCAGGTGTTCTATCGCAGCAGGGATGAACGCCGGAGCCATAATTGGATTAGCGCCAAATATCGGGTCTTGCGCGAACGAAATGTGCGTCTTGATGTGAGCGATATGATCTTGGCGCGGGTAAGCTACAGCCGGATGCCCCATAACCATAGCCGCATTCTCGTCAGCAGCGTTTAATTCGACCGGCTTGCGATACTGAGGCATCAATTCTTCGATGTTCGGTATCTTTAATTGCCGCAAAGCTCGACTTAGAACCGCTCGTTGGTCAAATAACTGAGGATGCTTGTCCGAAAGTGACAAAACAGCCTGCGTTTGCGCCATTCTTTGCGTTTCAGAGAAGATATGCGGGTCTGAGACAGGTATTACGTCACCGTTACGCTCAAAATCTGATCTCTGGATAGACAAATCAGCAACAATGTCTCCTTTTTTCTGCTCATCCAGATACCAGCGGTTAATTCGTTGCAAGACCTTGAGAACACGCGCCTGAGAAGCATGTAAACGAGCATGAATAGCCGAAAATACCGCTGCACCTTGCTCAATTAGGGCTTGAGTCGTCCCAACAGGCGCATTTGCATTGACATCAGCAATCTTTTCCTCAGAAGTGGTGATAACGCCCTTAGCCGCACTGCTTAACCATCCCAAAAGTTGGAATAGCACAGGAGACGGAGCGTTGAACGGCATCGGCATAGCTACTTGGCGTATGTCATTGATCCCCGGCCCTGCCTCAATCTCCGCTACCTGAGTGACCTCAACCTGCGTTGACTGCCCGCTGATCTTGGCCCCCTTGAGCTTGAGCATAGTCGCTGCATTATTGATATGGGCAGAATCCAGCAAAGCACGCAGAGAGCCAGTAAGAGCCGCAGACAGCCCGCCAATGAGTTGAGCAAGACCAATTGCATA